ATTTCCTTAGTCCTGGAGTCAGATTGAACAACAGCCCAGGCCACTGATTTGGCGGCTCGAAGGGCGAGGACTTCAGCAAGCATGTCATCAAGATCGGTATAGTCGATCTCTTCCATATAGAGGATTTCACCCTGCTGCCTATTAGTATAAAGGTAATTACCTTCTACGCGGAAATCCCTGTCGTCATGGGAGGGAGAATCAATGATGCGAATGGGGTCTGATTTGGCATAATCACAAGGAGATAGGACGCGATAAGTGTAGCCAGACTTAGCATCACTCTCGACATGAATATCAGAGTAGCCAATTGACTTAAGTTCATGCTGGCCAGCGGAACCCCAGTCCAAATCCCAGGACTTAGCATCAAAGAGGATAGGTGACTGGACGGAGTGAGAACGATGTCGCTCATTCTCATTATAAGTAGTAGTGCCAGCTAGATTCTGGAACCGCCAATCACCATCAGTCTCGCGGGTAATACGATAAGTATCACCAGACCAGATGCGTTGGACAGCCTCGTAAAGGTATTCACTATTATCATAAGTCAAGGTGTCGGTAGCCGTAGTGCCAGCGTCAACATCGAGGACGGAAATAGTAAGAGTCTCGTAAAGAGGAATGTATAGGCTGCGACGAACTCCACAATTCCATGGAAATCTGCGGAGCAAGTAACGCTTATGATTACTGAGTTGAGACTTAATAAGCTCAAGGGACTTAAACTTCGTTCCGGTGGAATACTCGGCAGCAGTAACAGTGGGCTCGCCCAATGTCATTAAGGCATAATTAACGATCTCAAGCTCAGTCATAATAAAATGGCAGGGGGTGAATCAGGGCACCCCCTGCCACAGGTTGAGGGGTTATTCGTAAACGTACAGAACGCTTAATTCAACGATGTCGGCGGCCTGAAGGGCGTCGGATGCCCCGCTAGCAGCGGCAATGCCAAGACCGAATGAACCATGGTTGACAGCATTGGAGCCATCAGCCAAAGGAATGGAAGCGGTGATATCGAGTTCACCGACACCAGCAGCCCCCTGGATCAATTTGGTTTTGTAGTTATCCGTCATAAACGGCCACTGGGCCTGTTGCTGAGCGAGAACAGCAGCGGCGGTGTCAGCACCAGCGACAGCTACAGGCGTAATGCCAGCGACAACAGAAACGTGTTTCTCGGGATCAGTGATGTCCGTAGGGTCATAAGTGATCAGGTCGAGAGTACAACTATTGTCGATAGCGCCAGACATCTTAAGCAAGACATTGAGCAGTCGAATGTTTGGAGTAAACTCCATGAATCCGAGGATATCGTAGTCAGCCGAAGCTGCACCAACATTGCCACTAACGTGGTCAAGGTCAGAAGCCAGGGTAACAATACCGGAACTGTGTCGAACAACGCCACGGTGATTACCGGGGGCGAACTTCTTATGGGCTCCAGTGGTGCGTGCAGTTACGATACTGTCAAGGTCGGAAGCGTATTGGATTGTAATAGCCATTATATTTTACCTCCTTTCTATGCAGATTCAGTTGCGTCAATTTGAACAACTTGTTGCCCCCACATACGGGTAGCGCCAAATGTTCCACAGACGTAGGGTTGAGTCGAATAACTCTTATCGTCACGCTCGCTAACACGAACGGTAAGGGCGTCACCTACAGCGAGACACATACCGGACTTAGCCCAAGCGAAAAGCTTACGGGTGTTACCGGATTTAGTCCACCGTTGAGTGCGAACGAAGTGAAAGCCCATGAAGGTATCAACTTCGCCATGAACAAGAGCCTTGATAGCATTGTAGTCAGACGATTGGATCTCGTCAATACCAAGCATGTTATCAAGCTGTTCGGCGGTAATACCGAAATAGAGTTTCTCGCCGTCTTCCGTTTGGTCGCGGTCAGTGAGGTGACGTTTGACTGCCCGGAGGACATCAAGAGTGATGCCACTACCAGCGGTAACAGTGCGGACACCATCATTGGCGGCTGTCACTGTAGTCGCACCATTCTTACCAGTGTAAGCGGTAGCGTCAAAGGCTTCGATAATAGTGTCGTCCATCTTCCGGCCAAGGGCAAACACAGCGTTCTGCACATAAGCGGAAGTAGGATCAGCAAGCATACGAAGCTTATCCGGTTTGTCAATGAGGTCAGCCCACTCGAAGTCACGAGCGCCGATGCGCCGACGATCATGGGGGGTTTCAACTAAGGGAGTGTCACCGTGTCGATCGGTTTTCTCCACGGCATCGACGGGGCCGATGCGATCAAAGAAGTCATGCTCACCATTAAGGGGCTCGTTACGAACAAAATTACGTAGCCGAGAACCTCTTTGCTGAAACTGTAACTCCAGATTTGCCCGGTACGATTGTACTAGACTGGTATCAATTTGGTTAGACATTTAGAATGAGATTTTAGGTTGCGATTTGTTTTTTTGAGCTACCCTTGCGGACTCGATAAATAGAGGGATAAAGACCCGAGGGCTACCTTTATCATTCCTCCAAAATTAACTATAGGCGGGCATTTGTCAAGAGGCTTTTGAATATGCCCGGTTATTAAGATCCATCCACCGCTGTTTAGCGGCATGGTGGCCAGGGTCTTCGGTGTCCCAAGTGCGCCTCATGAAGTCAGGATCGGCCTTGAGTTGCTCAAGTTCCTGCATTGCAGCAGCAGTACCATTAAGCTGGAAGCTATTAGAGCCACCGGAGGCATTATCCTCACTAAGGGCGGATCCAATTTTGGTGAGGAGTCGAACCATGTCAGCATTATCAGCTAAGCCAGTTTCCTCAAGGAAGCCAGCAAGATTATCATCGCCGTACTGCTTGAGGACGGACTTAGCAACAGTGATCTTACTATCAAAATCTGCTCCAAATTCCTCCTTAAGGGAATTAATAGAGTCCTCACGGGCTTTATCATTAGCGGATAGATTCTCGCGGAACTTACCAAGGTTGGTCTGGAGAATATCCTGGATAATAGCCTCACCCTGCTTCTTGGAAACGCCATGCTTATGCAGGGACTCTTTAAATCCCTTAAGCTCATCACCCTGGATCTCGAAGCCATCAGGGACATTATCCCACTTAGTAACGTCAGGAGTGCCATACTCATCAGCAGTATCGGGGAGCCCAAGGCGTTTATAATGTTCAGCCCAGTCGGCATCTTCCCACTTATCAGTAGGGGCGGGGATCTTGTCTTTACCAACAAGAGCCTGAGCTTCGATGGTCATTTTCGCTAAGGCATTAATATCCTTGGCCTGGGCAATAGTAGGGTTCTTGCGATAGTCTTCACTAAGACCAACGGCCTCTTGCCATGGCTTATCATTATTGGATCCATCATTATTATTGGATCCATTGCCGCCGTCGGAGTCATCATTTAATAGGGACATTATGTTTCTTTCTGATTGTAATAATCCTCAGCGACCTTACTAGGGCGCTTATGTAGGTGTGATAGGATCCCAACAATCACGCTCCGCTGACCTTCATTAAAGGCACTGGAGGTAGGATCATTAGGAACATGAGTTGTGGAGTTAAAATGACCATAACGACGAATGAGGTCATGGATAACCTTTTCGCCGTCAGGGGAGGATAGTGCATTCTTGTAATACGACTTCCTTATTAATGTTTTCTTGGTCACGATGCGGATAAGTGTTGAGCATGAGCAATATCCTTAACAGCGCCAGCAGCGATCTTGGCTTGTTCAGCCTCCATCATAGCTTGTTGCTGTTGGGCTTCCTGCTCCATCTTAGCCTGAACGACATCAGGGGGATTGATAATCTTAGTAGTAACATCACGAACGCGAGCTTGCTCGATGACGTACTCAGAGAGATTAAGTTGGTGACGGACGTTAGGGTCAACATCAAGAAGAGGGATAACAGTCTCAATAAAGCGAGTAGAATTAAGAGCCTTACCAGCCTTCTGAGCCTCAGCCGCCGGACTCGAATAACGAATCTCGATGCCATACTCAAGGATATCGGGCGGGGGATCAGGAATCTTGTCATACCTGGAAAGAAGCTCAAATGACCGCCTGATGACTGGACCACAGAACTCCGATTCTAACCTACCAATCATAGGAGCCATCATACGAAGCTTTTCCTCCCTTCGATCAATTACTTCGGTAGCGGTCATTTGAGTTGAATTCTTTTGCTGGAGTAACCAATCAACGAAGAATGACTTAATAATGTGGTCACGACGGCCATCCATCATCTCTAAGCCGATTTCAGGGCGGCCATTGGTGACGAGTGGAGTAAGGGGCTCGGAGCCAGGCTCCTTCCAGATAATAGAACCAGGGGAAGTCTTAATGGAGCCAATAAAAGCATCATCGTCAGCTTGAAGAGGCGGATCAATGATCTTCTCAGCGCCCTTAATGGTAATCTCAGACATCTTATTAATCATAAGGATATCAGGGAGGCAAGAATGGGCAGGAGAGCGGCCATAGCACTGGCCAGCCATCTTAGTCCATCGAGGGACATGATAAGGGAAAGAAGTAAAACCACCCTCGCTAAACATGTAGCCAAACTGGTCAGAGAACCAAAGGGAGGCGAATGGCATGTTGCGGGCATCCTGCTTTTTGAGGTCGCGGTCGCCTCGGGGAAGGACAGCGTGAAAGATATCGAACTTGGCAGTGGAGTCCGTGGTCTTCATTATCTGGTCAGGAGCGTGACCAAACTTATCAAGGATCTGCTGCCTTGTCATCTTACGAAGACGGAATAAAGTATCCACTAAACCAAAGTGATTCTCCTGGAACCAGCAATCGGCGAGCGGACAAGACATAAAGGAAAGGCAACCCTTATGGGTATTGTAGTCCTCAAACATGACAGCAGAGCCAAAGGAACCAATGTCGAGGTAAAGCTCATGGGCGCTGGAGCTAAACATACTCTCAGCACGGGAAAGCTCAGTATGGAGAATGTCACTAACTAAGTCAAGCCATTGAAGGGTAGACTGATCGGTGATGAGTTCGCGAGGAACGGACTTAAGTTCCAACTGTGCCCACCGGGAAGATGGATTAGTGACCATACTATGGAGGCCAGCAGCAAACTGTTCCAGTGACCATGGGGCAGTGCCATCGTACACTTCAGAAGAGATGCGTGAACCATCGCGAATAGCAGTCCCGCCATTAAAATCAACAGCGTTGACATGGACGAGATCACGGATACTTTCCCAATCCCGCTCAAATGGAGTACGAGCCGATTTCAGGAAGCCAAGGCGTTCGCATAACTGCTTTACTTGTGCATTCACGAAAGGAGGCCATTAGAGTTGTCACTAGATAAAAGAGATCTAGCTTTGCCGCGTCTGGAATTAACGGCTTGTGATCGAGGACGAACAGTGGCGATTTCGGCGCCAGTGCGAATAGGGGTAGTAGCCTTGGGCATCTTAATAGACGGGGCTTGCTGGCGGCCAGCCTTGTAAGCCGTGTACGCAGAAGCGGCGGTAGTGGCAACTGCGGCGGTAGTGGCGGCAGCCTTAGCAGAACCGAATAAAAAAGGGATTACCTTAGTGAATAAGGCAGAAAGGAATCCCAGTAAGTATAAGTCCTCAAGTCCGAACATTATTTTTGCCCCAAGGAGGGAAGCTTGGCCTCCAGCTTAAGATTACCATCTGGCCCAAGGGAGATCGAGCCGAGGTGGAGGCCGTTGCAGCCAGCGAGAAAAAGGGAACTAAGAAGGAGAATTGGTGCGATTATTTTCATTGTGCTTTTTGTAGGTTGGGTCAATTAAAAGCCTGGAGCGCTTTTTGTCAAATGAAATTCTCGAAGGTTCGATACCAAGGATAATGGCAAGCTGTTCAATAGCCTCATCCCTGATGTGGTCAGGGACTACGGTTTTATACTTAAATAGCTTCCCGCCTCGAACGGAGAGGAAAATAATGCACGCAGCAAGGTAGGGGTTTCCCTCAACTCGACAAAACTTATGTAAAAACCCATCAGCGATAATCCGACTAGTAAGAGTGCAAAGAACGTCGTGTAATAAGGCTGAAAACGGAAATTTTCGTGGATCAACCAGATCGCGTATCCAAACAATGAGAGCGAAGAGAGTAAGAGCACAATAAGGGCTAACATAATAATTGAGCAAAGCGCATGGGATCAATGAGAGGAAGATTACTAGCTTCCAAGAGGGAACTGAACCGTAATCACTAATAATATAAGGATCAGTAACAAAAACATCTTCCTTGCTCCATTTAATCTTAAGCGGATTAAGGGTCAGCCTCCATGGGCCACCAAGCTCGCGGACGTTGGGGACTTCGATAAACTCACACTCGTCAGACGGATTCATGAGGAGAAATGATTAAAAAGAAAAGCGATAAAACCAGCAGAAAGAAGGCCGATGGCAGAACCTAAGATAGTGAACTTAGTTTTAATTTGAGCCTGACCAGTCTTGAGCCCAATAATATCATTAGTGATTTCCTTAATGCTGCCATCAAGAGAAGAGGACATTTCACTAAGCCTGCGGTCAATGTGTCTATATAGATCCTTTACGCCAGTTTGCTCAGCATCCTCCATTCTATCAAACTTCAATAAGAACTCAGAGCGGGTCTCCTTAATTTGGCTACCAAGGCGAGCCTCGACATTATTAATGGCATCAATGAGGGTCTTTTGATCATCAGGTGACATAGTTGAATTAGCTTCGGACAGGACTTTTATAAACCTTTCATTCTCAAGCTTGGAAGGGCAATTGGTGCAAACAATACCGCACTTGAGGTTTTTAAAATGATCATCACAAAGAGTAATATTCATCCCAAGAATGCTGCGTACCAGTTAGTTCCATTGTATTTAAACAGGCATCCTGGAAACCACAAGCTTATTATCTTCTCCACAGGTAATAATAAGTTGATCATAAATAGTTAGAGAGGAATAACTCTTAGATGTTCCACCATTAACAGTAGCGGTAGATCCAGATCGAGAGACAATGACATTATTAGTTGCATCAGTTACCTGGACAATTGCCCTGAAGCCAGCCTTAGCGACATCATCACCTATGGAGAGTGTAACATCGCCAGCCGAAGGATTAGCAACAATGACTTTATTGTCGTAATCCATCGTAAGAGCTAAGGTCTCATTATCCAAAACTGAAGAATGAGCACTATTAACGCCCAGGTTTACGTGAGTTGCAGCAGAGGAGCCTGCTGTAGTTTCAGCAAGCAACAGTCTTTTAGCAGAGGGAAGATAAAGAAGAGAACCTTGTTTAGCATAATGCGTCTCCCAATTTTCAATAGCATCAGCCTCATCACGATAAGTAAAAGTGAATGTAGCTCCACTACCAGCGTCATCCTTCTCTGACCACTCAATAGTTGGGTCAGAGGTGTAACCCTTGCCTGGATTAACTACAGTAACGCCAGTAACAACTCCACCGGAGATAGTGATTAAACCATGTCCTCCTTCACCTCCGCCGCCATCAAGCCAACAAAAAGCATCGGTAAGGTTAGTGTATCCAGTTCCTCCGGCGGAAACCGCAATAGACTTAACCCCACCAGTATTAGGGAGGAAGCAAGGGATTATGTCGTAATCCTGATTATTTAATTGAATACTCATGCTAGAACAACTCCTGCTTCCCATAATGGGGATGATGGCTTTGGCCTGAACCTATCATTGGATGGGTCAGCTAAGAGTGGATCAGTGTCACCAACAACCTCAGTAGGGTGAGTAGATGTAGTCATGCTGGCTATATTGTAAGTCCATATCTTCTCGGAATTACTGCCAATAATACTAGACTGAGTGTTAGCGACTTTAGCGTAAAGAAGGACATTCTTTAACTCAGTGGTTCCAACAGTCAGGTCCGCACCAGCTAGGTCGGCTACATAGGTACTATTATGGATCTTAACTCCAGCCTTTAGCCTAGCTCCAGAGTAAGTGGATGTATCATGAATAAGTGAATTAGTGATCTCTTTAAAAGCAGAGTAGCTCCCGGAAGTATCCGCGGGGCGACCAGTAGAACCACTAACAATAGTACACTGGTCGAAATAAACATTAGTGGCGTACTGACGGTAGTTATAAGTGGAGTTGCCTACGAGGAATTTGACTTTCTTAAAGTTCATCCTACCCGTGGTCCCGGACTTAAAAACATCATGGCCCGTATGGTAAATGTAAGTGCCGTTTCGAAACATACCTTGGTAAGTTATCCCATCATGGTTACTTTGATTGGGACAGCCCGCGCCGTTACCGTACCCGTAATTGCCAGGGAAGAAAATTACAGTCCCGCCCGCGCCAACGGCATCCTCTGCCGCAGTCCTTTGACTCCAGTAATAGGGGTCAGCGAGGGTTCCAGTTCCAGTGCCCGACCCAGGGCGTATATATACAGTTGACATAATTAAATAACTCCAGGTGAGATTATAGTTCTAGGTGAGTAACAGCCGATAGGTTGGCAAAGGTTCTTAATTACACCAATATTATCATCTGGGTCAACCTTATCATTATCGCCAGATAAGACTGAGAATTGATAACCATTAATGTTTTCTATCTCAAGATCAGGCTCAACCTTATCAATGAGAAGGATCTTAATTCCAGTAGTAACGGGAAGGTCGCCAGAGTCGCTGACTATCCTAACTTCTCCATCCTCAATGTATATATAAGCAGTATTATCGTGTTCAATAACCCCTTGTGCCTGATTGGAGTAGGCTCCAATGTGTGGGGCTGCTTGAGGGTTAGCCCATAACTTAATTAATTCAAAAATAGATTCAGCACTAATCTCAAAGTTATTAGTAGCAGGAGTGCCACTAGGGTCTGTTATCAACCTAAGGAAGTCGCCTAAAGCTGGTGAAGCAGTAGGGTATGTAGATTCTTTAGCCATTATGTTTCGTCCAGTATGTAGTCACCGCTCGCGTCTAGGATTGGATCGCCAGTTTCGTCAAGTAAAGCATTTGCAGGAATAGAGGATCCTCCAAAAAAGACTCCAAGCGAAGGGATTGAGTTTACTATAAGATTGACAGACATTATCCAAACACCAATTGAACTGATCCACTGGAAGCATTAACGGCGATAGCCGTCCATCGGCCAAGGATAGGGATAGTGAAGCTCACTCCGGTTAGGCCATCGCAATTACCAGTGGCAGTATCAAGGACAACTCCCGCACTGGAGTCAACAGGAATAAGGGCATTGATATGAGCGAGCGGGTCATTGGGCGCGT